TTGAGAACAAAGATGAGAAGCTCGGTGAGCATATCAGACTTATTTTGAGTCTTAACAATTTCCTTAAACATTTATTAGGTACGGATATTTTTTTCTATACAGATTGTAAATGAAGAACCTACCCCTTAGTGGTTCGGAGAGGAAGTTTACCAATAACCGTTGGGGTACGGCTACTGGTATAGGTAACAATAACTGTTACGCCTATGCTGTAGGGGATTATGAAGCTTACAGGTGGCAAAAATCCATTCCGGGTGATCGGTCTGGACTTTCTAATGGAAATCACAACTATACTCACTGCACCGGACTCCCAAACCGTGTTATTTCCGACAACCCAATGAAGATCTATCGTGCCAAAGCGAATGAGAAGTGTAAAAAGGGGTACTACAAAGTCATGATGTTCGTATGTCCTGGAAGACCTACAAACTATATTCGCCAAGGAGACTTTCACTTCTACGTGCAACACAATGCAGTGGAGTATCGCGTAAAACCCGGCGACACCCAAGAATCTGTAGCCAAGTTCTTCAAGGTTCCACTCTCTAGGGTGAAGCGGGCTGGTAAGTTCGCCCCTAACAAGCGTCTCATCTTCAGGGCCAATGTATTCAGTCACAAGAGGGGTTGGGCCACTGGGCCACTTCTGACTGATGCATCTGGTAAGTCTATCAGGGACCCACGTAAAGCTGATAGGAACTATCCTGGTCTAAACTACGAAAAGTACTGTAGCTCATTCTGTGTCAAGGACAAGGGCATCAAGGTCGGAAAGACTCATTCCAAGGTCCGCAAAAAGACTATCTAAATCTACTGTATTCTCAACGTCAAAAGACATGTCAAAAATATCCATTATATTGAAAATAGCTTCACTCTGCAATGACACAGTATTGGACTGTGCTGTGTAATTGTTCTGAACTGTCAATGTAACCTTGAATTGTGAAACGTCAAAAACTTTTCTACAAATCGGGCACGTGTTCTTACCTTTATCTTTCCACTCCTGTATACAGTGGGAATGAAACATATGTCCACAGCGGATGGGTGGGTTGGCCCTTGTTGACCTTACCTCGCCGAGACATATTGCACATTGTGGCATTCTACAGTATAGTTTTAAAGTTTTTATTACAATTTATCACACCTAGTACGTTTTAGACATGTTAGTGTACGTGTTGCATGGGTCACACTTCCCACGAGAGTCCTCTTGAAGTTTGTTCAGGAACTCGGGACCCTGCTTTTGGAGCGCTTGACGGAAAGAGTAATTGTCCTCTAACTTGATACCATTTTGTTCCATGAGGTAGTTGTTCGTAAGCTGGGCTGAAGAGTGGATGGTGAAGCACCGTCCATCGGCCATTCCAAGTCGTTGAGACATTTTGTATTACTGTATCGTTAGAAATTAATTTGTCTATTTGTGATAGTCTGGATCCAAGACTGGAACCCCTTACCCCTGAGATGTTCAATCATCGGTTCACATTTGTGTCCCAGGAACACATCAAAGACATCCTTCTCTTCCGTGGGAGAGACCCTAATTTGGGGCTCCTCGTTGATATGCTGATTGATGATGTTGTATCCAAAAGCAATTTCCTTTAGGGTCTCAGCTCCGGTGATGATGATCTTGCCAGTTGAGAAGATACTCGTGGTAATCTCTTTCATATCTTGGGCCGGTTGAAACTTGATCTTAACAGCACTGTACCTGTCCGGCTCGAAGGAAACTTTGAAGATGTCTGGGTGATTCTCAAAGTGTTGAGCCACCTTCATGAGATTGATGTTGTAGTTGAGGCTGAAATTAGAGTTGATCATGACAACTCGGAAAGAATCAACGGGGACTTGGTTTTCCATTTTCAAAAAAGTCTTGAAGATATAGATAAGTTGTGTAATGATTCTCTTGCAATCAAAGAGATCGCAGCACCCAGCAACTTGAATAGAGCCATTTGGGAAGACCTTTACAGATTTTGTACTGTACGTATCATGGTATGTGAGTGTCACCTGATTGTAGAAAGTAGTGGGCTTCAATTTCCACTCGAAGCCACCGTCACCCTTGGAACCAGAACGTTTCAATTTGAAAGTTTCTAAAGTCTCAAAAACTGAACGAAGCCTTTTAATATCAATTTGTTGAATAAACTTTGAAACCATCGTGATCGTTGTAATCTTTATCCAGGAAGGTCTTGTCTCATCGGGAAAACCCTTCCTAAACTCATCAAGAGTCAGAAGGTATGAAAAGCTGTTGTTGGCGATTGCCGAATACATTGTTTTACTCTTTTATCCAGAGCCTCTCGTCTTTATCTAATTTTATACTTAAAAGAGAGTGACTTAGGTTATCTACATGACTTCCTTTCTCAAAACCGCGAAACACGTCTACGATGTTGAATCTGAACTGGACTACGTAGCCATAACTTATGAACGTTTTGTTAGAGGTAAGGGGTATGAGACTTATGTAGACTATATCCACACAAAGCCTCTCGCGAGTTGGACCATTCTCAAGTCCAAGAGTCAATCTATCCCTTATGAAAAGTTCTTGGATACGATGTGTGAAAAGACCTTGGAGGTTCTTCAGAAAATGTCCGAACTCGCACTTGAGAATATCGTGGCGGATAAACAGAGTATTCACACATACATTCGCACAGCTCACGCGTCTAAGATTCTGGACCCCACCTTTCAACCACCTTGGATTAATCGTAAGAGTGCTTGGCAGAGGGAATTTATTAAAAAGTTTTGTATGGATACACTCGCTGATCTTATTCAACGATGTGAAGATGAATCTAGACTGGAGTATTTCTTCAACGTCTTGCGTAATATACAGTCAGGGCAATAGCTAGGACACATATAGAACCACCAATAAGAGAAAACTCTGGATGATTGGAAACACCGATAGTCACCTTTTCATATACAGTCTTTTTCCTTGGTTTAGTAAAGCCAGTATCAATGTTCCTACGTGGAATAAGTGCTCTATCTAAAGAACAGTCAGATGTAGATTCCGCACACAATCCATACTCGCAATAGACACTTCTCTTAGGTTTTTGGATACCTGGTTCAGACCTAATTTCAGTAAAATCATCATACCCACCACTTTGTCTCACACTCCCTGGAAGGGAGAAATCGTGGGTGACAAATGGATTGACCTTATCAATTGCTTCTTCGTCTGTGAGCATCATAATTACTTTTACTTCAGATTATATTTTTTGGTCTTCATTTTGGTTTTGTGTTCTTCCCACATCATATCTAGATCTACGTTTAACATATGTGCCAACTGGAAAAGGTAACTAAACACATCACCCATCTCCATCATGACATCCGTACCCCTTTCCTTCTTGAGACCTATCTTCTTATAGGTCTTCTTGTACTGACGAATGGCCGACGCGAGTTCACCAAATTCTTCTGTCAGCAGGAGCCATACTGTATCAACTGCGGCGCGGTCCCAACCCTTTGATTTACACACTTTTTCAGTTTCTTGTTTGTAGAAGTTCAAACTCATCTTACCAGTATATGAAATCAAAGCTTTAATTGATACCAATCTTCATATTCTTGGGAAGCTTTTTACCATATGTACTTGTGTTAATGGGTTGTGCGAGAGGGACTGCGATTGTATCAATATCTTGGACGTAGGACATGTACTGAGAGACTCCAGTCTGTATCTGAGAGACCGCGGTATCGATAACACGGGAATTCATAAACCGGACTTGCTCGTTGATACGTGTGTGGTGATCACCAGAGTTGTTGATGAAGACGACCCGCATGATACTATACAGGTCATCGGCGTTTTGCCGATCGATGGCGATACCAGTTTTGTTCTTGAACGTTTGACGGATCCCACGCTGGAGAAGATTTTGGTTGAACTCAGAAAAGAACAGGGTATTGAGTGGAGTCTCACACTGTTTGAGGGAATCAAGGTGAAGGTTGTCACACATTTAATATACCCTCGGAAAAAAAACTTGGTACATATTAAATGTTGAACATAGCTGATTTTGATGAGGCCTATGCCAACAAGCCCACAAACGTTGAACAAATCCCGTGCAAACCCCCAACCTGCTTCGTGGGATCTTATGCCCCCGTGGCGCGTCCAGGTGAGACTGGTCCCTTCTTTGTGAACAGTTACCTTCTTCAGCCTGATCGTAAGTTTGAGACCGTCGGGACCGTTAAGGTTACCAGTGGTGATCTCGAGAAGTGCAGGAAGTAAGTTAAAAATAAAAGACGTAGATTAATTAGTAATGAAGGTCATTAAACGCTCAGGTCGTATTGAGGATATGAAATTTGATAACATCACCAATAGGATTAAGAATTTAACATATGGTCTCTCGGAAAATTGTGACTCTTCCAAAGTCGCACAACAGGTAGCTTCATCCCTCTATGATAGTATCACGGTTCAGGAAATTGACACACTCTCTGCGGAAGTGTGTGTCGGGATGATCACATCCGACCCTGACTATGAAGTCCTCGCGACTCGTCTCATCGCCAGTAACATCCAGAAGGTGTGCCCCAATAACTTCCACATCGCCATGAAGAAACTTGCCAAGGTTGATATCGTCACCGATGAAGTCGCACACATTGCCGGTCTCGTCAGAAATGATATCATCGCGAAGAGGGACTTTGACTTTGGGTACTTTGGACTCAAGACCCTAGAGAAGAGCTACCTCCAACGTCTAGATGGTGTGCTGATGGAAACACCCCAATACATGTTTATGAGGGTATCCATCGGTATCCATGGTGATGATATCCCCGCCGTTCTGGAAACGTATGATAAGATGTCCCAAGGTCTTTTCATTCACGCGACACCCACGTTATTCAATGCCGGTACACCTAGGCCACAGATGTCCAGTTGTTTCCTAATTGCCAACAAGGAAGACTCCATCAATGGTATTTATGGCACCCTAACCGAGTGCGCCCAAATCTCAAAGTGGGCTGGTGGTATCGGTATGCATATCCATGACATTAGAGGTAATAAGTCTCGCATTAGAGGTACAAATGGACAATCCGATGGTATCATTCCAATGCTTAGGGTTTTCAATGCCACAGCGCGATACGTGAACCAAGCTGGTAGACGTAAGGGGTCAATCGCCGTCTATATTGAACCATGGCACATGGATATCATGGATTTCTTGGAACTCCGTCTCAATCAAGGTGACGAAGAGGCGCGTTGCCGTGATCTATTCTCAGCCCTCTGGATCCCAGACCTCTTCATGAAGAGGGTGGAGCAGGGTGGTCAGTGGTCCCTCTTCTGTCCAGACAAGGCTCCGGGTCTCTCCGATGCAGTGGGTGACGAGTTTGAAGCTCTCTACACAAAGTATGAGGAGGAGGGTCGCGCTAACACCACTGTGCCAGCCGCAGATATTTGGAAGGCTATCCTAAAGTCACAAACGGAGACTGGTACCCCATACATGCTTTACAAGGATGCATGCAACAAGAAGTCTAACCAAAAGAACTTGGGAACAATTAAGAGTTCCAATTTATGCACAGAGATTATAGAGTATACTGACAAAGATGAGACTGCTGTGTGTAACCTGGCCTCAATTGCCCTCCCCAAGTATGTGGACGTAGAGAATAAGACATTTGATTATGAGAAGCTCCATGAAGTCACCAAGACTGTGACTAAGAACCTGAACAGAGTCATTGACAGGAACTTCTACCCAGTTGAGACTGCCCGAAAGTCTAATATGAGGCATCGTCCAATTGGTCTCGGTGTCCAAGGTCTCGCGGATGTATTTATCCTCTGTCGCCACGCGTTTGATTCCGACGAGGCTAAGGAAATTAACGCTCGTATCTTTGAGACTATGTACCACGCCGCCCTTGAAGCCAGTTCAGAGCTTGCAGAGGTTCAGGGTTCCTACGAGACATTCGAAGGATCCCCAGCCTCCCAAGGTGTGCTCCAATTTGATATGTGGGAGGGTGATACCAAACTTCACTACGACTGGGACGCTATGAAGGAACGTGTGAAAACGAAGGGACTTAGGAACAGCCTCCTCATGGCTCCAATGCCCACAGCCTCCACAGCTCAGATTTTGGGCAACAACGAGTGCTTTGAGCCTTATACAACTAATATCTACTTGCGTCGTACCCTAGCTGGTGAGTTTGTAGTTGTCAATAAGCACCTCGTTAATGATCTCAAGAAGATTGGTCTATGGTCCAAGGAAATGAAGGATCTTATGGTGAAGGCTGGTGGGTCTATCCAAACTATCGTTGACATCCCTGAGGATATCAAGAAGTTGTACCGTACTGTATGGGAAATCAAGATGAAGGATGTCATCGATATGGCGGCGGATCGTGGGCGGTTCATTGACCAATCCCAATCTATGAATCTTTTCATGGAAAGCCCTACGATGTCAAAACTCTCCTCAATGCATATGTATGCCTGGAAACAGGGTCTCAAGACAGGTATGTACTATCTGAGATCTAAGGCAAAGGCTCGTCCAATCCAATTCAGTCTTGAACCCGATTGTGTGGCGTGTTCAGCTTAAAGTTTTAACCGTATATTCATTCAGTACAATGTCTAAAATTACCGACGCTATTGAAAATTTGGAAATTGCCGAGTTTAACAACCGAAAGATCGTACTCTCCACAAAGGAGGGTACTCCAATGAGGATCCACTTTCCTCGTCTGTACATGCCTTTCGGTGTCTCTGGTTTTACCCCCGAAGTCGGACCAACTAAATATAATGTGGATTTGGCCCTAAAGGGACATGACGAGGAGGGTAGTTACATTAATAAGTTTTACACATCTATCCGAGCTATCGAGGATAAGATCATTGACAATGTAGTTGAACAGAGTGAAAAGATATTTGGGAAGAAGATGACGAAGGAGGAACTCGTACCAATGTTCAACTCCAATGTAAAGGAAAGCCCCGGTCGCGAACCAAAGTTCCGCGTAAAGGTTGACACGGATCACAATGGTCTCATCAAGGCTGCCGTCTATGACGCTGACAAGAATCCAATCAAGACTGAAGTTTCTAACGGTCTCTATGCAAGAAATAGTGGTCACGCTATTGTTGAAATCAATAGTGTGTATTTCTTGAACAGAATGTTCGGGTGTACCTGGAAACTTAACCAACTTGTAGTGTATGAACCCCAGAATCTCAAGGGGTTCCAGTTTCAGATTTAGTAGAGACGTTTAGTTACAACTGTCCCTGGAACATTTTTGTACTTTGGGATTGGACTATAGTTCTTGTATCCACCAGGCATCTTCGTAAACATCGCACCCCTACTAGTCGCATAAATGCGACGCTTCTTGTTATCAAGGAAGTTCGTATTCATCGCAGCCTTTCTAGCACGCTCTAACACGTTCATATTACTTATTACCGTTATTTTTATTCAAAAGAAGAATAGAATATATAATTTGCGCCTCCTTAAGAAGTTTACCCTGAATCTTGGTGAACCTCTTAGGGTCCTTTCCCAATTTAATCTT